CGAAGTCAATGTCGCCGTTCAGCAGGTCGCGTCTAAAATTATTGGTTACGCCAGTCGTAGCTGCCATTATAAAATCCTGTTATCAAAGTATGACGAAGCGATCATTAGAGGAGGGGGTCGTAACTATCGCCGTGTAAGTGTACTTCTCACGGTCGTTGGCCAAGGCATAATCGGTAATATCACTGATCTCCCCTCGGGCATTACCACTGGTGAAGCAAATGAGTTTTCCAATGAAATGGTCAGCCGTGGCTTGATTGGTAGTATCCGGCCACTGTCGATCAGACTCAAGCGCCGTGGTCGTAGCAGTAAAAGCGGTATTGTTAACCTTGCCGATAATAATGCCCTGCCCTGCCTCTACAGTCGCAGTCATCTGCGTGTTGATGATATGATGCACTGGTCTTCCCATGCTTTCGGGTCGGTCTGATCAATAATCGTTACGACGATTCGGGTGCCCGTGACTTCAGCAGCGGTACACACCCAAGAATAGATGCCATTTCCTTCGTGGTTACATGTGGCGTTTGCGTTCGCAAAGTTTCCGCCATCGATGCTAACCTGGACATCTCCGGTCGCAAATGTTACCGGAGTAGACTCAAAATCAGTTGCGCCAAAATCAACCAGAGGAAAGTAAAAAGTCTGAACCTTATTGTAAATGCCATCAATTTCCATTAACCAACTCCACGGCCTACGCCGCGCATAACGCCTCTGGTAGAAGCTCTGTCAATCGCATCACTTGCAGAGGCAAGCTCCCAAGTAAAAGCCGCCATAAATGCTTCGTCTATTACACCATTGCCAGGGCTATCGTTATCGGACACGACTATATCTAAGTCAATATTTGTATTGTCCGGGTGGTTAGACTCTTGGCCAAAAATGATGCTGGCGATCTCATCGCCAACACCGTGCGGCAATACTTCGGGCTGATCAGAGCCGCCGGTTCCGGTCTTGCCGATAATTTGTTCGCCTGCTTGGTCTATAGCCATCATGAGGCGGGCCTGACTGCCCCCGGTATCGTGCGTAACCCCGGCAAANACCGCCCAATCTCTGTTGCTGCCATTNGTGCTTGATTGCCCAGACAAAGTTTCTGCTGTGTAATTTGTGTCGTGCGCGTCAATGCTGACTGACTCGGTGCCAGAATCTTTCGCAAACTTTTCTATTTTGTGGTCTTCAAAAGAATCCAACCGAATAGCAAATATTCTTGAGCTTGAAAGGGTAGGCGAAGTGCCGCTCGACGCATACTCAACAGCGGCGGTTACGTCTCCGGCAGCCTGGTATACCGTCCCGGTCATTAAGCATCGCACTTCGTCAGTGCTTTCGCCTTCGTGAATGGTTTCCATCAAGTTGTTGCCGTCAACGTCAATTCTGAATTTTACGCTGTCAGACGCTGATTGCACCAACCATCTAGTTGTCGCAATGATTAACCAATCTCCGGCAGTGATGTTGACGTTTGCGCCAGTTTCAAAAGAAGTAGAAATAGACGAATCGTTTGTATCGACCGCGTTGTATTTCCAATCGTTAGCGCCTAAATCGCCCAGTTTGATCATTGCTAACCATGAGCCAGCAACGTGCGCCTCCATCGCCCCATCAGACTTGGCCTGAATCTGATAGTCGTTGGGAGAAGAGGCAGTCGTAACTTTATCAATAAATCCGTATATCAAACCGCCCATTGCTGTCGATCTGCGAGGCTGCACCCTGGATTCTGATTCACCTAGAGCCCCAACACCGCTTTCTGTGACGTTCATGTACGACTCGGTCTTAGAAGTGTCGTTCCCGCCTTGGCCGGCTCTAACAATCAGAATGTATTCTGATGAGCCGTCTAGGTTAGAGCCAAGCAGGTCGTGCTCTCCCGAAACCCCAAGCGCCGCAAACGAAGTCGAAGTAGTCACGTCCTCTGCCAGCGTTTCGCTGGTGGTGTGCCCTATCTCAGCCATGAGCGCCTACCTTACCTTTGGTCTATCGTAGATTTCCAGGAAAACAGCTTCAATTGGTGCTATGCCATAAGCAACGGATGTATCAACGTTGCTGCCGTCATTCTTCACTCGGTCTCTTGCCATCCACTCTACGGTGGACAACACATGCGTTCCGTCAGCCGGGTGGGGCCGAGCGGGGCCAGCCTGAAACCCAGTCCAAACAGACGGGGCCTTCGCGATAAGCTCATTGGTCATCACTGTGTTGACATAGGTCGAAGGCTCGAAATGACGAAGTAGCTCGTGCTCTGCCAGTACGCCATCGGTGTATAGCTGGTCAAAATCCGCAGGCTCAACAAAGTCAAGTCCAGGACGCGGCTCATAGGGCTCATTCCCATTAAGGGCGGAATGCCCATTCGGAAGGTGAGATGGCGCATAGGTTTGCATGTTAGCGGGATTTTCCGCAATGTTTAAAATGCACAGCCAGTTACCTAGTCGCCGGATATATATTCTGTCGCCTGCATCCGCTGTGGCCCAGGTCCACTTCCCCTTTGGATGGCCTTTGTTTCCGAGTGGTCCGCCCGTAGGGTCATACGTGCCTATCGGGGCTGGCGTTGACCAATTGGTGTTAAAATCGATCCAGTATTCTTCTATTGCACACGGTACTGCCGAACCTCCGCTACCGTCACCCGTACCACCAAGCTGTGATGTCATTGGGCAGGTTACGTCCTGCACTGTTGGGTGATTAATAATCCCCTCAACCCGAGCAAGCTTGTTGCAAGCGAGGAAAAAGCGCAAGATGCTCGCGTCCATCTCGTTCGCGTCGTCAAAGTCCTCGCCCCAAATGACGTATTCGATCATTGGCCCGCGAGGCTTGTCGGCACACCAGCCGCCCGCATTGTCGCGCATAGAACACAGAAAGAAGTGGATCGCCCGCATTCCACGATCCATCCATGTATTCGATACATCGTATCCATGCTCTTTCGAGGGGTGAATACGGAAGTCACCATTGGTTTCTTCTGCCTGAAGAAAATCCAAGGACTTGGTTTGGCCGTGAGGGCTGGGCAATCCTGCCGTGCGCTTTTGGAGATGACTGCTGGCTTGCGACCAGCCGCGCATAGTGTTGTGGCCGGTCTGGGCGATCATCTTCGTGTTAATCTGGTCCCAATACGCCTCAAACCCCTCATTCCATGCCTCTTGGCCGTCCGTGTATGCGTCTTCATTGTCTCCATCGCGGTTCCAATCGCAGTCGATTGTTCCGTATCGCTGATCGTTCAAAACGTAGCTCCAACCAGCCGCAGGCGTTAGCTGATTCGAGTTAGCAATGACGGAAAGCGTCTTCAGATATATCTGACAACGGTTGTTGTCGTCAGGCTTGTAGCCGATGACATGGAAGCCGATGAAGTTTTGGTCGCTATTAAAGAACCAGATGGCATCGGTCTCAACCGTTGCTCCAAACGTTGAGTCTTGGCTGAGAGGTATGATTTCGTCATCCTCATTCTTTTTAACCGCAAGCTCCACATCTTTTGACAAGCGCACGATAATGGGCTGTTGACTGTTGCTAGAAACTATCGTGTTTATATTGCCTGTCCCGCCCAAGGATCGGACGCGCCGCAGCGAAGCGCCACTCTTCGGATTGACAACATCGGACCCGTCGTGCATCCAGGTTGTGAAGTCTGACACATCTAGGCCGAGGCCAAAGCCTAGCCCGGTTAAGTTGCTCCCCGACATAGCATCGACTGCAATGGAGGACATATAGTCCTGAACAGTCGGGTTCGTGATCAGCGGTGTCCAGCCCGCTTGCTTGAGGGGATTTGTGGTTGACGTTTGAGAGTTGGTGTTAAACTCGTTCGTGTCCGTGGCATCAAGCGAAAGGGCAACGTCCTTCCGGTCGATGTTATTACCTCGCGTAGCCCACGTAGTGAGCGGGTAATATTTGTCTCGGGTCTTGGTGTGGAAGCCAGGGGTATTATGAAGGGGGGCATGGTGAACCACCATCAGCCCGAGGGGATTGGTGCTATTGACATCAACCCAGTCGCTATGCCAGCCCGGACGCTCAGAATTCCTCCACATAAACTGGGGCTGAAATCCGGCAAAAAAGGTGCAGCGTATCCACAGGTATAGGGAGTCAGTTTCATCGTGTGCGCGACGAATTGCACCGGTGGGCATTCCGCCCCATACATTTCGGCTCAGAACAAACTCGCTGCCGGCAATGACCGTGCCAGCTTGAGCTTTAGCTTCAGCGCCTTCCAGAGACACTTCAGCGCCCCCGGCTGCTTGACCAGCAGCAACAGCGCCCGCCTTAGCATTTACTGCCGCACCGGAAATCGAAACGATCAGATCGCTACCACCCGGCTCGTCAGCAGATACATTTCGGATAGTAACGTCCGCTGTGGGCATTAGTTTTCCTAGTAGTTTTCTGAGCCAGCGACAAAGTATAGACATAAAAAAAGCCGCCTTTGCGACTTAAAAGAATAAAGCCTGATCATTTCATCAGGCTGACGTAGGCTGTGCTTATCCAGGAATCAGACAGCTTTCACTACGCCCTATGGCCTCCGCTTAAAAAAGACGGTTTGGCCCGCAGTCAATACTACTCGCTTTCTAGGGCTATGTCAACTCCGTTTGTAGTTTTTTTACACCATTTCGTAGATTGCGTTCAAAATTGTACTTGGAAAGGCCTAGAAGCCGCGCAATTTCTCGCTTTGTCCAGAGATTGCCATCATCCTTGATAGGCGCACAAAACCACATCGAAACGCATTTCTCCTCTAAATTAGGCAATTTCTTTACCTCCACATCAATTTTATGCAATTTGGCCGGCATGTCGGGGCAAAGAATCTTAGATTCCCCTGGAACTGACGGCAAACACCCCAAGACCGCGTATTTGTGAAGAATGTTATCCCCGTATTCGTCTGCGTAATCGATATTGCGAGAAACAAAATCCCCCCATTCTCGCAACATCCCTGTTATTTTCTTCAAAGCCAGTGATCCTTCGCATCCCCAAGCCTGAATATAATCAAGTTATCCTCCGTCTTCTGCCCCTTTTCGCAGAGGATAACACAGGGCATCTGCCTCATTCTCTTTGAGGCAACCGCCTGTCGCATCGCGTCCTTTACCCATTCTGGGGTCCGTTTGCGATATTTCACCTCAACGGACAGCCAATTATGGGCTATATCAGGGGCATCGCCACGCTGTCTTCCGGTAATGGGAACCCTCTCCCCGCCAATAAACTTGGCAATCCGTCGCTCACAGGCTTTCCAGGCTTTATCAGCCATACCCTATCTCCTTGCTGACCTCGGCCAGCGTCCTGACCAAAGCGTGTAAAATGTCCTTTTCTAGCCCGCCGGGTCCAGCGAAGATGCCAGCGCGACCATCAAGCACGTCATGACAAGAAGAGCAAGCCCATATGCCACATAGATTGGGAGGCTTCTGTCCGATTCCTGCCACGCCAGAGAGACGAACGTGAGCGAGTACAGTAGTAGCAGGATCAAAATTGCAAATTGGTGTTCCATCGTGATGACAAAATCTCGCTTGACACTCCTTACCCTTGGCAAGCTTCCTTAAATCAATCAAGCGCCAAACTCCCTTACTTCTCGTTCCAATGCGGCCACATCAATACCTGGGATGAAGTGCTCCAAAATAACACTGATTGCTTTTTCGTAAAGTTCTGCGAATTCGATTTCGTCCATCTTGTGAAATGCAATGGACTTTGCTTCGTAGCTAACCTTGCCGGTGACATGGTGGTGTTCGCGCCACCAGCCGCAGCGCATCGTAACTTCCTTACGAAACGCCTCGAAATCTTCGTATCGTTCTTGGTTGTGGAAAACGACGTGCAGCAAAGCAAAGAACTTGCGATGGAATTGGACGTTTCTAGGCCGGCGGATATCGACTTCAACGAATTCGCCCATCGGGATTTTTTGAACATACGCTTCGGCAACCTCATCTCCAGCGACCAGAGAATTTTGCACACGCTTTAGCCAGCATTTCACGATTCTGAATATGCAACAAGGATCAAAAGCACTACAGTAACTACGGGAATCCAGAGAGGGCCGAGCACCCAAATCCAGCCCCAGTCGATCAGGCCGGTTAATTTCAGCCCAACGAACAGGGCCGCCATCAGGGCTGCAACAAAGCCAATCATTTTCTCCAGGTTCTCTGGGCCACTTGCCACCTATCTAAGTTATTGATTTCCTTGCGTAATTCAGCGGTCCGCTTCCAAGTAAAAAATAATTCTTGAATAAATCGATTTTCTAGCCACAACTTTTCAATTGTCAAAGATGAGTAACCTCGCTTTTGGGCTTCAGATATTTCTGTTCCCATTGTTTTGCGTCGAGCGATTTGTTCAGAGAACATATATGATTTAATTTTACGCTTACTTCTGTATCGTTCGACAGCGGCTTTCGTAATTTTTTTGTCAAACTTTTCTTGTGCAATCTTGGCAGCTTCTCGGTCAATGACCTTGCCAATGTAATTTTGCTCAAGCCACAGCCATTCTTCAGAGGTAAGCCTCTTTCCAGATGCCCTAGATGCCCGTTTTCCCAAACCTCCTCTCCTTATGTTCGTTTCTGCAAGCTTCGCAAAAAAACCATGTTTTCTTACCTTCGTGTGGATAGTATACACACTGCACATCAGTTGCAAGAGGTTTAAGTTTCTTGCACTTCTCGCAAATCTTCATTTGACAATTTTTAGCCTTCGCATATCTTCTTGCCACGCCTGGATGTCCCTTTGTCTTTGTTCGTGGCTAACTACCTCGGGTCGGCGCGGTATTCGCTCTCTTGAGAGCAGCCCAAGCTGGTCAGCTTTTCTAATCCAGTTGCGCCAGCAGCGTTGCCAATCAGTGTAATTTCGCTTGAATTCGTAGTCAACGAACTGTTCGGTCTGATTCTCTACCTCATCCTTCGTAATTTTGAACTTCTCAACAGCCCACTGGATGTTCTTTGCAGTAGGCTCAAAGTTTTCCGGTGCGAATTTCGGCATCACATCTCTCCCGCATCTCTACACAGTCAATGCATATCCAAAGTTTAGGCCCATACGGATGAAGCAAATCGGGCGGAGTTTCTATGTCACAAAAATCACACTCATCCGGAACCCCGCCACGCAGCGTAATAATCATTTCTCTGACGTGGCCCATTATTATACCCCCAAAAAAAACCCCCCAAAAAAGGGGGGCCAAGCATCAGGCGCGTTCGCCCTCTTTAATATTCATTTCAGCTTTGTATTCTCGCAAAGCCACAATATTTTTCTTTTCCGTCATGGCAGACCAAACTGCCAATACCTGAGCGGTCGCGCCTTCTCCGTCGTATTTTTCCAAAGCATCAATGCCAGCATCAATAACTTCTTGCGATAAACCCATACCTATCTCCTGATAAATTGGCCTCGATGACGGCAGGAGGAGAGAAGCATCTTGGTAAGTGCATCAACCGCCACCGAGACCATGTAAGCAAGCATATAGGGGTGGTTTTTTGCTGTCAAGAAAATTCCTGCTTTTTTAAGCAGAAAAATCTTATCAATAAATTATATATAATAATTAATTAATATTTAAGAATTTGTACGCTGGTGAATTTTTGAGATACAGCCCCCCTTACCCCCCATTGATTTTTTTATTGAAAGGGTAAGAGTGCTTGTACGCCGGAGCCATTCCGTCGATACGAGCCCTCGCAGGTTCTTTTACGTGCCCTGCGACGTTACCAGCCCTACACGAAAAAAGAGAATAAATGAAAATAATTTGAAAATCAATTGACAGTGCGATTTTTTTGCACAATAATGATTTGAGTTTCAAATGGAGGAAATTTATGACTAAAGAAGAAGCACATTCTACGATTATTACGGGCTACCGTCGCCACAGAGGAAAAGGTCGGCTGTCTGTACATTTTGCGGTGTTCTTAGAAGATGACGATGACGTTTCGGTGCTGCACATCACTGATCGGCGCTCTGGAATATTAAATAAGGACCTGGAGTCGCGCGATGGGCCGATTTTGGAAAAGTTTGTTGGAGTGTATAACAAAAAAATTGCTGAAGCAGACTTTTTTGCAGATATAGCTTATGTAAAGGAGGTGCGAAATGGCAAATCGAGACGAGCCTTGCCTGTGTGGTGATCCAGAATGCACGTTATGTTTCCCGGCTTGGCTCGAAGAGCTGCCTGAATATAATAAATACGAAAATTACGACGATGAATGATTTCAACGACAAAGATTTTGATAGGGCGCAACAAGCGGGGGAAGCCATTACAAAAGTAGTGCTTGAGTTGCAAGAAGAGGGCATTGACCCGGCACTTCTAGTCTTGACGCTGATTTCGTCTGGGGTGTATCATGCGTACCAGATTGCCGCAGGAGATTTTTCGTTGGCTAGGAAATTGATTGAGGGTGGCCAGCTATCTGGGGCAGAAATGTATGCGGAGGATGGGCTTGATGATGGACTTGATAATAGACCAACCACTCATTGACGAAAACCTCTCTGGCGCGTTTGATGAACAAGCCCGAGAAGCCCAAGAGCTTAAAGACGATTGGGATGCGTGGAGAAGGGACGAATATCCGTGGTGGATGTGCCACGAATATGAAAATTTAGAAAGTTTGGCGATAACAGTTAGTTTTACAGGAGAAAGCAAGATGGATATGCAGAAATATGCAGGAACAGAATCAGATTGGCTGAAAGCCAAAGACATTGAGGGTAAAAATGTCAAGGTCGTAATTCGCGAAGTTGGCGAGATTCACTTTGATGCTGAAGGCGACGTGAATTCTACGAGCTACAAGCCGGCACAAGACAAGGCCACGCTGAAATTTGAAGGTTCTGACAAAGGCATGGTACTCAACGTGACCAATACTCGGGTTCTTATGGCAGCTTATGGGCCGAATTCAGACGATTGGGTTGGGAAGGAAGTTGGCTTGCAAACCAAAGAATATAAAGACTTTGGAGCAACAGGCATCGTCGTAGTAATTCTCGACCAAGAATTTGAGGACACAATCCCGTTTTAATGGGGTGGGTAGCGGCGCAGTGCCAACCCGGACAGGATAATCGCTGCGGGACAACGATTTGGCCCTATCGTCCGCGAAAAGGGCCTTTATTCAGGAGAGACGCTATGGACATGAGCGCATACACAAAATCCGGATCGCCCGATCATCGGGCCAAGCGGCTTATGGAGCAATCAGAAGCAATCCGCCGAAACCAGGACAGCGTGGCCGCGATATTTTATTATTTGGCAGACGTTGAGCGGGCGGCAACGCATGGCTATACCGACGAAGCAGCGGATTTTGCTTATCGGGCTCATGAAGCTTTTGAAGAGATACCTGAGCATGACCGTATTGCGTTGTATCGTGCTCCATCATCTGGGGGCATCTGGGCTACTTGGCAACGAGAAGTCTTGAAAACGGGCTCTACAGGCCGCGCATGGGACGCTTACATTAAGAGAAGTAGGTTGTGAAATGGTATCACATAGAGTTTGCCCGCGAACATAACGGGGAACCAGATTATGTTTGCGGAAATTTTGATTCGCTTGAGTCTGCCCAGTTAAACTTGCAAAACACAATAAAAAGAGAAATTAAAGCGGACGCTGGTCACGATTCAACGGAGCGGGAGTTAGAAGATTACTATCACGTAACACGGGCCTATGTATCACACACAAGAATTTGGCCAGTATAAGATGGCGGTTTTGTGCGGATAGGGGCTTGACTATTACGATATTACAACTGTTAGAGGTACAACCATGAAAATTCACAAAGAAATCGAAGAAATGTTTCAAGAACGCCCTGGAGCCACAGTGGCTGTTATTATTTTTGGAATGCTGGCTGGTTCTTTACTCTGTTAATGAACGTTTTGGTGGCTTGCGAATTCAGCGGAGTAGTGCGTGATGCGTTCATCGATGCTGGGCACAACGCGGTATCGTGCGATCTTTTGCCATCAGAGTCTAGGAAGGGGTTTCACTGGCAGCAAGACATATTTACTATGCTGGAGCGCACGAAGGGATACTGGGACATTATGATTGCCCACCCACCGTGTACAGCAATCTGCGTTGCAGGAAACAGGCATTACGCTGGAACACAGGAAAGGTCGGACGGCATTGCTTTTGTGGAGAAGCTATGGACACAAGACATACCGAAAATTTGTATCGAGAACCCGGTAGGAGTATTGTCTACCAAATCAACTTTGGGCCGAGCGTCACAGTATATTCAACCATATCAATTCGGCCACGGGGAGCAAAAAAAGACGGGATTGTGGTTGAGGGGGTTGCCACCCCTATACCCGACAAAGATGGTCGAGGGGCGGGAGCAAAGGATATGGAAAATGTCTCCCTCGCCTGATCGACCAAAGGAGAGGTCCAGGTTTTACACTGGAATTGCGGAAGCGATGGCAAACCAATGGACAAAGAAGTAGACCTTTCGGACTCACTACAAAAGACGATCAAGCCGAGGAAGCGGCGAAAAGGCTAAACTGCGGCCTCTCGATCTCGGATCAAAAGCTCGTAATTTGCCTTCAAAGAATTGTACTCTTCCCTCAAGACTTCAAGCTCTGCCCGCAAATGATCGTTGTCTGTTTCCAGTGCGACAATATATTCAGTCGTTACTTGGTCGTTCGCTCTCATCACAATACCCTCGCGGGTTGTTAGGATCGGATTCGTACAGTCGCCTTAACGCATCTTCGGCAAACCAAATAATTTTATTCAAGTTATATTCTAAATCTGGCTTCTTATCCCACCGATAGGCGGCTTTAAAAATGTTTCCTTGCGTGAAGTCCATGCCCTGCTTAACGATAATGTCTTGCAGGGTCTTGCAATCTGGTGGTATCTCGTAATAGTCAGAACTTCCGCCATTATTCTGACTCATGTTAATTTTCCGTTCCAGCGACCATTAGATTTCAAAACCATTGGCATCAGCTTCGGCTGAGAATCAATAATCATCCCGCAGCCAATAATTGGTCGCTTGAGGTTGGAATTATTGTACTCCATAGCAATCGAGTCGTCGTCTACCAGGCAACCAACATTCATGCCCCAGTTAAGCCGCTCTGACGTGCCCCAATATTGGACGCAGAATTTTTCATGATAATGCCCTTGCACAAAGGACATTCCATAGTGCTGTGATGCGGTCAGAACATTAGCGGATCGACCGTGATGGAAGTAACAAGGTTGCCCGTTAGGAAGCCTGACAATCAACTCCATGTGCCACTTCCACTTCTTGGTTTTGAGGATTTCCTCATAGGTCTTCAGGGCTTCCCTTGGGATGCCGTGAGTTTTTGCCTTCCGATACCACAACGACCCGTGATTTGATTCCAGCACATCGACTTTAGGAAACATGTCCTCGATCTGCCAGATCACCTCACGGGCCTGCCTTAACTCCTCACCAGCCGAGAACAAATCAGGCGAATGATCGTGGTACGACATTGCGTGATTATCGATCTCATCACCGATGTGGATAATCCTGTCAGGAGCGTATTCGTCCTTTATTGCTTTCAGGAATCTAATTGTGTCTTTATGGTGGTACGGTGCGTGTGTGTCGCTAATTACAAGTATTCGCCTGTTAGCCAAAACACATCCTCAAGTGGCGCTCTATTAAGCGTTGATATTGGTGGTTCCTTTCTGGAGCAAGCCGGGTGCCCTGATAGGCAAGCGTTTACTCCGGCCTCAAATCCGATTCTCGCGCCCCTTGTGTATCCATATCCCGTCGCAAGGTACGCAATAGCAACAAAGAGCGTAGTCGTGATGGCCGACCGCCATGCGATGGCCCATAAATATCGTTTGTCAAACATCTTGGACCTCCCAATATTCGATCATCCCCCAGGGTATAACCATAGTTGCCGAAATTTCTGTCACTTTCGCCTTGCGAGGGAAGTANTCCGTCGATAAAACGATTCCATGCTCGTTTTCCGCAACCAGATAGCCAACCGTAAACCTTTCCACGGGCTTGAGATTCTTGGCCTTCTTTATGGACATGTCGTCCGTGTCTATAAATGCATCCCACCATCGCACCTCAACTATCTTCATCGTGCAGCCGTATTCTGGAACGAAGCTTCTCGACGCATTCTTCATGAGCCAATTGATTGTAGCTCATGGCCTCGCGGAGAAGGTCAAGATTATTCCATATCTGCTGGGTAACGGAAATCAGGCGGTCGCAGGAGGGCTGACCTATACTGGCATGCTCATAAGAGGAACAGCTAGTGATTGCTAGGGTCAGAAAGATGATCAGGTATTTCATCATTGTCTAAATCCCTCCTTGCCTCATCGGCACGGCGAGAGAACTTTTGTTCAATCTCGGCGTCGATTATGTCTACTTCTTTGCGAAACTGCAAGTCTGCGTCGGCTCTTTTTGCCGCCTTTTTCCACTTTTCAGCGCGGTGACTTTGAATCTTTAAGGCAGCCAGCAGGCCGACCCCGATAGCTGACATTATTAACCAGATTTTAGCTTTGATCGTCGCTAACATCAGTTACCCCAAACAAATTTGCTACAACAATCTGCACTATAGCCGTGATAGTTGCTGCCAGTCCGCCCCAAGCAGACATGGCGAGCGCCGCATCCGGGTGAGTTGCATTCCAAATCTCCCCCAAGAACATAATTAGCCCGGTCGTAGCGGCTCCGATAGGTACTCGCTTTCCAACTACAAGGTTGCTCATTCAAGAAGTTCCTTGATGCTCCAGGCTATAGTGATTTCCGTCATCGAATCTACCGCCCCAACGACACAGGTCGTGTCGGGACTCCCACCACTCTCCAATCGGCTTGTGATCCTCTGTCTTGGTCAAATATTCCCCATGCATGAAGAGGTTTAGGTCTATCGCCAAACGCCATTTGTGGGCGCTTCTAGCGCGTCCATAGCTATTCTCAAACTTGATGCCTTGAGCCCCATGAGCCCTCGGATCACGGTAAGCATCACCAAGGGTGCAT